CCATCGGAGCGATTCCGTCAACCACCCAGCCGACATTCTTTCAGGCGCAGGCGATCACCGCCGCTGGGCTGGTGAAGTACCTCGACGACACCGAGTTCCTCTGGGTGCAGCCGAACGCCAACTACTGGGTGCTCACCGCGGTAGATGCAGGTGGCGGTGCGGTTGGGCTTGCTGCCGGAGACACCGTGCGAGTGCTCGTGATTGGGTGAGGTGCGCATGCCTAGGTCATTCCGTGCACGCGTTGCAGGGTGGTTTGGCAAAGGGGCAGGACGTGAAGTGGGCGAGAGCAGCGTGCTGCTGCGCCTCGGGGCCGGCAGCTCTGCACCGAAACGCGGCACTGTCGAGCTCCTGGCGGCCTATCGCGATTCGCCGTGGCTGCGCGCGGTGGTCAAGCGGATCTCCACCACGGTCGCGGCCATCCAGTTTCAGGTGGGGGTGTCGGTCTCGCAGGAACGCAAGACACTCCACAACAAGGCGCTCCAGCGAGCACCCGTCTCCGAGCGCATGCACCTGATTCCCAAGGCCATCGACGAGGGGTCGTTTCAGCCAATCGAAGACCACCCGTTGCTCGACCTGCTCTCGGACGGGAATCCCTACATGCTTGGGCAGCAGGTGCGGGCGCTCATGCAGACCTACCTCGAGCTCAAGGGCGAGAGCTACACGATCCTCCAGCGCAACCTGGCTGGAAAGCCCTCGAGCCTCTGGCCCGTGCCGCCCAACTGGGTGCGACAGCTGCCGACGAGCTCCGCGCCGGCGTACCAGGTCATGGTCGGAAGCACGCCGATGATGTTCCCGGAGCGGGACGTGTTGGCCATCCGAGACCCCGACCCGGCCAACCCGTACGTCCGCGGCTCCGGTGCCGCCGAGTCGCTTGGTGACGAGCTCGACACGGACGAGTATGCCTCGGAGTTCCTCAAGGCGTTCTTCTACAACGGCGCCGTGCCGGACGGCGTGATTGCTATCGAGGGATTGAGGCCTGAGGACGTACCGAAGGTGAAGGCCGAATGGCTGGCCGAGCAGCGTGGTCCGCGGAAGTCGCACCAGCTCAAGTTCACCAACGGCAAGGTGTCGGCCCAGATGCTGGGGCACACGTTCAAAGACATGGAGGTCGTCGAGCTGCGACGGTTCTACCGGGACATCGTGGTGGAGGTATTCGGCGTACCCCCGGAGGCGGTGGGCATCATCGAGAACTCGAACCGCGCGACGATCGACGCGGCCATGACCATCCTCGCCATGCTGGTCACTGTCCCGCGTGCGCAGCTGATTTGCGACTACATCCAGGCGAAGCTAGTCCCGGAGTTCGATGATCGGCTTGTGGTGTGGTTCAAGTCGCCAGTCCCGGATGACAAGGCGGCCCAGCTCGAGGCCGCAAAGGCGGCGCCGTGGGCGCTCACGCGTGGTGAATGGCGCAAGCAACAGGGCATGCCAGACCGCGGGGACATCGACGACGTGCACATGACGCCGATAGGGCTCCTCCCTCAGCGGCCGAACGAGCTAAGCGTCTACCCGATACCGGCGTTGCCACCCAAGCCGGGAGGCGAAGAGGAGACACCAGCGGATGACGATGACGACGAGAGCGAGGACGAGGAGAAGACGGGCAATGCCACGCGTTCGGCGCCGGCGGTCATCCGCAAGGACGACGATAGGATTGTCGGCAATGTGCTCGAGTCCTTGCGCCCAGAGCGGCTCACGTACGAGCTGGACCCAATATGGCAGGACAAGGTCCGAGAGTGGGGGGACAAGGCGCTCTATGATCTCGGTCTGGACGTGAGCTTCAACATGCTCAACCCGCTGGTCGCCCGGCACCTCGAGCGCTTCTCAGCGACGAGGATCAAGGGGTTGGTCGACAAGACCACGCGCGAGTCGCTGCGTGGCACGCTTGTCGAGGGCGTGCGCGCGGGCGAGAGCATTCGCGATCTCGCGACGCGCGTGACGGACGTGTTCGAGGTGGCGCGCGGGTACCGCTCGATCATGATCGCGCGCACCGAGGTGATCGGCTCGAGCAACTTCGCGACCTACTCGGCCTATGACCAGAGCGGGGTGGTCGAGCGCAAGCAGCTCGTCGCAACGCAGGACGACCGCACCCGTGACACGCACGTCGAGGCCGACGGCCAGATCGTTGGGCTACATGAGCCGTTCATCATCGGGGGACACGAGGCGATGCACCCCGGCGGTACCGGCGTGGCCGAGGAGGACATCAACTGCAGGTGCACGCTCGTCGCTGTGATCGGCGAGCCCAAGACTGCAGACCAGCGTCTGGCCATCTGGAAGGCCTACGACCGCCGGGCCCTTGAGTGGGAGCGTGCCGCCATCGCAGCGCTCGGGCGCGGGTTCCGCAAGCAGGAGCAGGAAGTCATCGCGGCACTGACGAGCGCGTAGAGACGAGTGACAAGACCCTAGAGACCACAGCCACGATGCGCGTAGCCTTGACTGTATGGGCAGCAAGCTCCGCCGTGTAGACGCTCTTAAGTTCAAGCAAGCACTCAAGTCAGGCCACGAGCAGGTCAAGGATCTGCTGGTGGCCAAGCAACTCATCGGCGAAGCGAAAGAGGCTCCAGGCGAAGAGCTCACGCTCCAGATGGGAATCTCCAGCGCCGCCGTCGACCGCGACAACGATACGGTCAGCGTCGACGGGTGGAAGCTCGACAACTACCGCAAGAACCCGGTCGTCCTATGGGCGCACATGCACGACGCCGCGCCAATCGCCAGGTCGGTCGCTGTGTGGCCAGAGTCCGGCAAGCTCATGGCCAAGCCGAAATTCATGAACCGAGACATGCCGGTGGTCGGCGAGTTCTCGTTCATGACCTACCGCATGCTGCAGGAGGGCTTCCTCAACGCGGCGTCAGTCGGCTTCATCCCTCTCAAGTGGGTCGAGAACGGTGAGCGCGCCGGCTGGTCCCCGATGGACTTCGTGGAGCAGGAGCTGCTCGAGTGGTCCGTGGTCCCGGTCCCGTCGAACCCGGAGGCGCTCGTTGGAGCAAGGTCGAAGGGGATCGACATCGCCCCGCTCGTCGAATGGTCCGAGAGGATCCTTGACGGACAGACGGACGCCGGTCTGTTGGTGCCGCGTGAGTTCGTCGAGCAGATCCGCAAGCAGGCCCAGGCCGGCAGCCCCGTGAGTGTCCAGGCTCCCGCCGCCACAGCCGCGGCCGAGCAACCTGCGCAGGCAGACGCGGAGGCAGCGGGCGGCGTCGAACATGACGTCGTGGTGGACCCAGCCGAGGCCGCTCCGGCTGCCCCCGCGCCCAACCCCCAGGAAGCCGCGATCGAGATCGACGTGGTGGCCGCCGTGAAGGCCTCCGACGAGTCGTTCTCTCGGGCGGTCGCCGGTGTCGATGGCCTCGCAACCAAGCTTGCCGATGCGGTCAAGTCGCTCACATCAATCGTGAAGCAGGGCCGGGTGCTAAGCGCTGCCAACGAAGACAAGCTCCGCCAGGCAAAGGACCTGCTCAGCGCCGTGATCGCGCAGGTCGAAGTCACGCCCGAGGAAGAGTCAGCGACTCCATCCGAGGAGCGCGGCGCCTCCGATCTCGTCGCAGCAATAGGTGCACTGGCCAAGGTAGAGCCACAGCCGGCACATGTAGCCGCGCCTATCCAGCCCAAAGAGACAAGTGCCTTGAGCGCAGACACGCTCCGGCACATCGCCGAAGATGGATTCAACCAGTTCCTCATGAAACTCACTGGCCGCGTGCCTGATGAGTTCCCGACTAGGAGAAGCTGATGCCAGACAAGATCGAGACAGTTGACCAGGCGCGTGCACTTTTTTCTGAAGTCGTCGGAGTCAAATTCGACGAGCTGAAGAAGATGCAGAAGGACGCAGAGGCCAAGTGGGCGCAGGACTTCTCTGCCCACCAGATGCAGTTCGAGGCTCAGCGAAAGCATCGCGACCTGCCCAAGGGCATCCGTGCAGCTCGATACTGCCGGGCGATGATCGCTGGCCGGAAGAACATCGATGAGGCGCTCAGGTTCTCGAAGGGTTGGAACGATGACGTTCTGAACAAGACGCTGACCGAATCGGTATTCGACGCCGGTGGCGCTCTTGTCCCGCAGGAGTATGCCGCCGAGATCATCGAGCTCCTGCGAGAAGAGGCGGCCGTGTTGTCGCTCAATCCGCAGCGGACCCCGATGCCTGGTGGCAACATCACGTTCCGCAAGGTCACGGCCGGAGCCACGGGGTATTGGGTCGGAGATAGCGAGGTCATCACCAAGAGCGAGCAGACCTTCGGTGACGTGAAGCTGACGACCAAGACCCTCGGCATCCTCGTCCCGGTCAACAACAAGCTGCTCGCGCACACCGCGGCCACCGGTGTCGCAGCCGACGAGATCGTGCTGAACGACATGATCGGGGCGGGTGGTGAGACGCTCGATCTCCAACTCATCCGCGGAAACGGGACGGCCAACAAGCCGACTGGTCTGCGCTACCTGTGCGCCACGTCAACCAACCTGCTCACCGCGACGATGGCTGGTGCGACCCCGACCCTGGCGGAGATCGTCTACGACCTTGGTCGTCTCGTCCTGGCCGTCATGGACAAGAAGATCAAGGTTCGCCGCGGCGGCTTTATCTTCGCCACCCGCGTCTACATGCACCTG